ATGCCATTTGATTTAACAAACGAACTAGACGTACCATATGACTTAGACTTTGAGGTAGGCTTTGAGCCAACCAGAGTGAAGGATAAGAAGTATGTCATTAACATGCAGACAGGTGATCCTATTGCTATCATAGGTGAGGGTGCTACAGCTAGAAGTCATGGTGATTTCTTTCGTAGTGTCTGGGATGTAATGTCCAATGACCTACCTGCATCTGACCTAGAGGATGCAACAGTAGACTTTAAGTCAGCACGTAATGGTGGGTGGACTATGCTTGATGTCACACTACCTAAGATTAAGACAACTATTCGTACAAAGAAACATGACACAGAAATATCACAGAGATTGATAGCTGTGCATGGTATAGATGGTACTGCCTCACCTGCTACATGGTTTGGTGCAATAGATTTCTTCTGTACTAATGGTATGATCACTGGTGATTACGATAAGGTACGTAAGAAGAACACATCAGGCTTCACATTAGGTGGGTTTCAGTATGAGTTAGCCAAGGCTAAAACAGACTTTGCTACTCAGGGTCAGAAATTACAGCTATGGGCAGATACCGACCTTACAAATGTAAGTGTACCAACTCTTCTAGATGAGATTATTAAGTCAGAGCGTAAGTCTAAGAAGATGTATGAGTTATATATGCAAGAGGCAGGTGTACGTGGTCACAATAAGTTTGCATTGTATAGTGCCTTCACTAACTATGCTTCCTATGCTGATGAGCGTAATGGGTTCAGCCTACGTAGTACAGGTAATGACACACAGGCTGTGAGTATGTTCTCACGTGAGCAAGAGGTATCCAAGTGGATTAGTACTCCACAGTTTGTTGAGGCCGCATGAATAAATTACCAAGGTATGTTGTTAAACAAGACAACGGTGACTACAGATTTAACCCACCTAAAAATCTTATAGATGAGGGTGTAGTCACCAGAAAATCTTATGGTGCTGACCTACAGAAAGTACGTAGATTGGTACGTAAGGACAATGAAGCCATTGATAACTGGCGTGACATACGGTCACAGGTAATAGTCATTACAAAAAATAGTAACTTCAAAGAGTTGGTACAATACTTTTTATTTATCTAATGATTTCAATGTGTTACGGGATAAAACTAAAGTAGATTACAAATATTTTCTAGGTGTAGCGTGTGATAAATTTGCAACAGTCAAATATAAAAATATAACTACTAAGTTGGCAAAGTCGGCTTATGAAGACTGGGTCACTCAAGGTGTTAGTTTTGCAAATCATATAGCTACATGTGCCTCACGTGTATTTAACTATGCTATTGAAATGGAACAGGCTATTCTAAATCCATTCTCTAATATAAAACGTAAGTCAACTAAAAGAAGAAAGGTAGTGTGGACAGAAACTAATGTAAAAGAATTTCTAGACACAGCCTACTCTGACTTTTCCAGTAGAAATATAGGTCTTATTGTACAGATGGCATATGAATGGTGTCAAAGATTAGGAGATATGAGAACATTAGAATGGGATAGTATACAGTGGGATACCAGTAGACTATGTCTAGAGCAAAGTAAACGTAGAGCCGAGGTGTTTTTACCTATTTCAGACAATTTAATTGGTATGTTAAAGGATCAGCATAAAGACTTTGGCTTTCAAAGGTATGTAGCTCCACACGTAAAGCCCGTACAGGGGGTGTACGAACCCTACACCTTACACAAACTATCTAAACATGGAAGGGCTGTCATGCGTAAGGCTATGCTCCCTGAGACACTACGATTAATGGATTTAAGAAGGACAGGAGTAACACAAATGGTGGATGCAGGTGTACCATTAGGGCAGATTATGGCAGTCACAGGACATACACATGTGTCTTCTGTGCAACCATACATGAAACATACATACACAAGTGCAAATTCAGCATTGACACAGAGAACAGATAGTTTAGAATCTACGAAGTAGTAACAAAGAAAGTGATACATTATGAATGTAAATAATATTATAAATGATTTATCACTTGTAAATGGTGAGACAAGAAGATTAGATTGTCCATCATGTAATAGAACTAATACATTTACAGTGACTAATAATATGGGAACAATACTATATAATTGTTACAGTAATAGTTGTAGTCTGTCTGGTAAGAAGAATGTAAACTTAAGTAGTGAAGATATACGTAAGTCTATCAGTCATACAACTAAAGAGTATACTGTACCGTTTATAAAACCAGACTGCCTAGTAAAAGATAATAAAGCAATAGCTGTATTCTGTAAGCAATGGGATATAGACCCTGATGAACTAGGTCTGTTGTACGATGTAAAGGAATCTCGTGTTGTATTTCCAGTGCTAGAGTCAGGTGTTATGGTTGATGCTAGTGGCAGAAGTATCACACACCGAATACCAAAGTGGAAACGATATGGTAAAAGTAGCTTGCCTTATAGTTATGGTAATGGTAGTGTAGCTGTAGTTGTTGAGGACTGTATAAGTGCTGCAATTGTAGGTAGTGATGTATATGTCGGGGTCGCTGTGTTGGGTACATCCCTATCAGAAGAACACAAGAGGTTCTTATCACAGTTCTCAACAGCCATTGTAGCTTTAGACCCTGATGCATTACCTAAGACACTACAATTTACTAAAGAACTAAGGGGATACGTTGACACTGTAGTTGCCTTTAAACTAACTAATGATTTAAAATATAGACACCCTAACGACATTGAAAAACTAACAACACTAGGAGTAAAATATGGAATTAACATTAATACGTAGTCTAATGGATAGAGACTTCTATGATGATCACAAGGGTGCAAAGTGTCCTGACAGATTATTTAGTAAGGATGTACGTAAGATTAAAAATGCTGTAGATTTAGCTATGAAAAGATACGAGCGTACTGTTACACCTGCTGAGATTGAAGCTCTGTTTATGTCTAACAATGCTCAACTTACTACAGCACAGAAACAGGCATACACATCTCTGTTTAACCAGATAAAGAAAGAACCCCTAATGGGTAATGACATAGCACAGGAAGTTCTGTCTAAATTATTTCAACAGGTAGTAGGTGAAGACGTAGCTAATCTAGGATTTGAAATGGTCAATGGTACTATGTCTAACCTAGAGCCTATACGTAATATACTAGAACAGTATGGTGATGACTTCACTCCTGACTTAAACATTGAATGGGATAACATGGATGTTGAGACATTGCTTGCTAAGAATGATCTTGAAGCACGATGGACATTTAATATACCTACACTTACACGTAAGATAGAAGGTGTGAACGAAGGACATCTGATTGAAGTGGGTGCTAGACCTAACACAGGTAAAACATCCTTCCATGCTAGTTTAGTTGCAGGGCCAAATGGTTTTGCACAGCAGGGTGCTAAGTGTATCATACTATGTAATGAAGAAGGCCCACATCGTGTAGGTGCTAGATACTTAACAGCAGCTACAGGTATGACGATGCATGAAGTAAAGGCTAACCCCAGTAAGGCAAGGGATATATACTCACCCATAAGTGATAATATTAAAGTTAAAGATTCTACAGGTAGAGACATGTCTTGGGTAGAGAGTATGTGTAAATCATATAAACCCGACATAGTTATACTAGACATGGGAGATAAGTTTTCTAAGGCAGGTGGTTATGCTAGACCAGATGAAGCACTCAAGGCTAATGCCATACATGCACGACAGATAGCCAAGCAACATGGATGTGCTATCTTTTATATGTCACAGCTATCTGCTGATGCAGAGAACAAGGTTGTATTAAATCAGGCTATGATGGAAGGCTCACGTACAGGTAAGGCTGCTGAAGCTGACCTAATGATTCTGATAGCTAAGAACCCACCTGTTGAAGGACAGGAAGAAGAAGATACACAAAGACATTTGAATGTAGTTAAAAATAAACTGTCGGGGTGGCATGGTATTGTACACTGTGAACTAAACTACAGAACTGCAAGGTATGAAGTATGACACAACAGGAACTATTTATAGTAGAAGAACTACCAGAAGAATATATAGAAGACAGTATTATATGCATAAAGTGTGATGTACGTCAACCTTTATACAATTTTCACAGCCCTTTAGCTAGTGGGGAAATAAAAAGAACATGTAAATCTTGTAAGAGTGGGCATGGTAAAGTTATATATAATCTAAAGAATGAGAACCCTTACCCAGATAAAGATTATAGGTGTCCGATATGTACTAGAAATGTAGAAGAACTTAGTAAAAATGGAAAATCTAAAATGAGTACGTGGGTTTTAGATCACTGCCATGCTACAGATACCTTTCGTGGTTGGGTGTGTTCACATTGCAACAGGGGTTTAGGTGGATTTCAAGATGACTTGACAGCAGTTAAAAAAGCTGTTAAATACTTAAAGAGGCATAAGGAGAGTTTAAATGATGCACAAACCACCAAGGATTAAGTACTATGTAGAGTATGAGATCAATGCAGAACATGACACAGAGAGTATAACTTTGTTTGCTCATGGGCCACAAATGGTACTGGATATACTTGATAGCTATATTGTAGCTAAGATAGAGGAAATAGAATGAATGTTGTAACAGTTTTAGATGTAGAGAACACTACTATTAAACGTAACAATAAACTTATGCTTGATCCTTTTGAGGCAGAGAACTCATTGACAATGGTAGGTATGTTAAACCACTCTGGAGAAAAGATAGTTACGTTTGATCATAGTGAGCAACAACCTACTACTGAGGGTGGAAGTATTGTCCAAAACATTCTGGATGATACCCACCTCTTGGT